TCCTATTGACTGATCAATACCACCAACGGCAAAATTGGGACGATTAAGTGATGGTCTCAAGGAAGACGCTGTAAGTTTATTTGCAGCTTCAGCAGCATCCAATAATTCTTTGTCATTTGCGGGAATCCCTTTGCGCCCAACAACGTTCCCTTCACCGTAAAAATCAAGAATCTCTTGATCAGTTGTTGTCTTGCGAAGATAATTTGTTAAAAAGTTATCTAGTTTCTGTTGGAGATTTTTAACTGGTTCAGGCATCAACCATTCCGCAAAGTAGCTTTACAAAACCAAGCAGCCTTGAAGGCTTGACCACACAGCTCAGCCATGTAGTTCTGGATATCAATAGCACCAACCTTGGCAGCCAGCGGCTCCAATTTTTTGGTCTTCATGCCCAGATCTTCCAGGTTCTTGTAGTACACCGCGAGCATATCGGTGCCCTTATAGCTGGTAACGTGTTGGATACCAGGGCCAGCAAGTAGTCCATGCTGCGAATGAACTCACCTAACGTATCGAACTGTTCCAGATGAGCTTCGTATTGGTCTTTAAGGAAGCCATGCACTCCGAGGAAGTTACCCCCCTCGTAGTTCAGGTGAATGAGATGGGCTTGTGTTTGAAGTTCCTTGAGGTAGGAACAGAGGGAAATACATTGCTGGATAAAACCCCCAACATCACCATTCTTTGATTTACTCGGAGCCTTTGGTTTTGCTTGAGGCGCAGGAGTTGCTTGTACTGGCGCTGCTTCAGGAGCAGGAGCCATTTGAGGAGCAGGAGTATACATGGCTTTTTATTAGTGATACCAGTCTATCAAAGAGAAATTTCTTCCCAATCAAGCGCTGCATAGACATCATCTCCAGCAGTTTTTGTTTCAACAAGAATACTGAACTCTTCTGGAGTACCTGCTAAACCATCACGCTGCAATTGAAATTGGAACAAGGCCGCCTTAAGGATATCAATTGGGTTTGTGCTTTGCGTAGTTGACGATACGTATCCTTTTGCCAGCGTAGTACCACCACTGGAACTTGTACCGCTGAGATTGTATTCAACTGATGAGTCGCTTCCAGCACTTGTCCAGGTACCACCTGATGTTGTGGCATTACTTTGAAGACGCCATTCAAAGTAAGCATTGTTGCCAGTGCCAAGAACGCTTGCTGCAGTTGGAATAACAATTGCATCAAGACGATCAGGACTGGACTTGAGCCGAAGCGAAACAATTGGATAGAGAACACCTGTTGCCGTCAGGTCTCTTGGAGCACTGATCGGAGTACCTATTGAGCCTTGTTTACCGCGAAGCTCATAACCACCTTCTGAAATAACAGTAGAACAAACTTGTTTCAAGGTACTGTTACTTGCCGTAGTATCTACGTTTTCAATTTGATAGCGCAAGGGAAGTGACGCTGTAGTGATATAGGTAGCAGTAATTAGGTTTGCGTGATGAAATGAATGACAATGAATAAGAATTCCATCGATAACAAAACCAAGACGCACAGTACCAAGACCAAGCCACTCGACATCCATCCAAAGGATTTGTGCTTTGGTGATATCAAGCGTTTTACCGGAAGGTCCAGTGCCATCCAACTTATCCACATTCCAATCAGCCTGATTCACAACCGTTTCAGTTGGTGTGCCAGTAACAAAACTCCGTTCAACAAAACTAAGCGTTGAATCTTCTAATTGCAAATAAAGTCCATTGTTGTCGTTGTAATAGCCAACCCGCTGACGCAGGTTGTCTTTAGCAGGTGCCATCACAAAAGTAGACATAATCAAAAGTGATTTCCCTGGTTGATAGGAAAATACTTTTTTGGTTTCTCGTGTGACATAGTCACCAGATACGGTAGTGACATTTAGATCAACAAGTCCTGCATTAGCATTGAATGTTGCGTCACAACCAGAAGCGGTATCGGTTGCCCAAAGACCGTTGTCGCTATAGCGATGACTCGAATCAAAGAGAGTCAGTGGATTTGATACACGAGCACGACCAAAGGCATCACCTGCAGGCGAACCAGCGGTTGTAAATGTGATTTGATACCCACTTACGGTAGTTACTTCCAGTGGTTGACCACTGCATGTTTGTACTTTTACAACGTCGTACAGGGTAGAACCACCGGACTCTCTATAAACAGGCATTGGTTTAGTTGTCTTTTCTATCCTTTATTATGTCAGTCCTCCATTTTGCCCTTAAGTGACCATAGTCCCTTGGCTCAGTAACAGCAACATTCATGGCACCACACAAATCACAGACACCGTTGTGATACGTAGCACAGTGATGGGGCGGACCAATGTAGTTACCACGTTTGTACCAATCACCATACGCTTGCCCACATGGATCACAAATCCAACTGGGATAAGGGATTTCAGATTCTTTAGGCATTGGTGTTACGCAGCATATCAACAAGATCTTTAGCTTTTTTATATTCTTTTTCTACGGAGTTTAAGTTGTCCATTGCAGCAGCATAAAAGGCTTTATAAAGTTCTTTACCTGAAAGATCGCTTGTAAACTCTGCAATGGTGTCGGCAAAATACTCTTGTGCTTTTTGGAATGACATGGCTTTGCAGTAATCAGTTAGTAGGTTGTCACTACTGGCAAGCGTAGTGATTGAATTAGTAGTGTCGTGCATGTGTTCCCCAGAATCTTTGGTGATCAAGGGTTTGTCCAATTCAGCAACAACTCTGTTTTTTTTGTACCATTCTTGCCAAGCAGTAATGGCGTCAATGGGTTCGTTTGTTGTGTCCATGATAAATAGAGGACGCACCACTATGGTGGCACGTCCAAACGTAAGTGTCAGTTCAATGTAAACCTTAAGAAACAGGTTCGAGCAGACCCTCTTCGTAGATACGAACAGCCTCTACCATTTCAAAGTAGCGTTCTCGCATGATGGGACCGGCTTCACGGATACAAAACTCTTGCCACAAACCGGTATAGAAACCGTTGGTACGACCAGAGCATTTGTACATGTGCTCCATAAAGTCCGCTTTCTTTTGCTCAGAGACAACATCCCAATTGCGGAGTTGCTCCCTAAGCCACGGCGTATCAAATGCGCCAGCAGTATTGAGCTTTGTTGCGAGGTCGTCAGCCATTGGATTCGATGTTGGTGCAGCTTGTGTAAACGCCGGTTACGTCACCGAGTTCAAATAATAGATCATCTAGATCATCTTGGAGAGCCTCTGCAATCTCCTCTGCCGTTTTGCCGCCAAAGGAGTTGTACTCCACCTCAAGATCAACTGCAAATGAAACAGTAAGCTTGGGCACGTAAACAGGTTCCATTCCTTGATTGAAGGGTGTGAATACCTTAACAGGAATTAGTCCCGAATCAAACGTTCCAAAGATTGTGTTTGGTTTTGCTGGTAGTAACCCAGCCGTTCTTGGATGATCTGGTAATAGCTGATTGCCGCATCTACCATCTCAGTTGGGTCCATAGATGAGGCAAGGCTTTCATTAGCAAGCATGGATGCCGTCAAGATGACAACAGCATGCTCCATCTTGGAACCAATCGTTGCAGAAAGCGGAGTCCCATCGTTAGTAAACCCAGCAATTAACTTGTTCAACACTGGATCCCCGCCCATAAGACTCCTATTACTTTCTTTATTGTATGTCTAGTTATTTACCAGACTTTTCTCGTTGGATCCAATACCAGTAAGCATTACATGAATTCTGGTGAAAGCGCTTACCAACAAGAAGCTTGAGCTTTTTTTGCTCAAGGTCTTCGTACTCACTCATGTGATAGTCCAGAACTTTGCCATCCTCCATGAGCATATCCATTTGCAGGCCATTCATCTCCAACTGGAGATCAAAGTCCTTGATGGCATGCTCATGACAACTCATCTTGATGCGAGCGTCTTCGCCATCAGTCGGCGCTGGAATCTTCTCGTAAAAGCTCGGCTGGATATTCGGATGTTGCCAGTTCCATCCTTGGTTCTGAGAAGATTCGCTTGGATCGCACAGAGTATTCTTGTTTGACTTTGACCCCGTCGGGGAGGTGTTGACCTTCTTGATAGGCGCTGCGTATGGCATCGAGGTTAGGGAGGACTTTAGTGATTGTTTTGGGTTCGATCCTTTCGTCAAGGATGTCTCCTGACATTGAACGTAACACAACTCGCTTGGTTGTGGTGACTTCTTCTGTAATGCAATAAAGTTCTCTTTCTTTAGTGTGCCAAAACTCCGGGTCTGTGGAGATTTCGACTGTGAGTTCCTTCTTTTTAACAAGGGTAAACTGATAGTTACGGCCTGTGATTTTGTTCGCATCCACTGGAAGGACACGACGCAAATAATTTAGCAAACCTTTGAGGGATTTGAGCTGGGCTTCGTGATGACGTTTGGCTTGCGTAATGAGATCACCTTCTTTTTTGATGCGCTCCAAGGCATCTTCATGCGTTGCCATTGCGTAATAGATGCGATCAACCTTTTCTGACCGTAGGTTGGCACAAGCTTCCAGCTCCGCTTGAGCCAGCTCCTGGGACTCAGGAGTAAGTAAAGGCAGTGATTGCTCAAGAGCACGGTAGTGTTCGTACAGCTTAATGATGGAAAGCTCTTTGAGTTTAGCTTGTGTGATTTGAGTCATGGTTCAGTTGAATAGTTTTTTTACAAGAAGCTGAAGCTCTAATACTTCAATGTCAGATGGTTCCCACAATGTTTCAGCGGACTTTAATTCACCTCTTCTGAACTCCTTGACTCTTTGCTTAAACTTTGTTAATTGCAAAGCGTTGTTTTCAATTCCTATTGCATAAGCAAGCAGAGCAACACCCTGGTCCAGACCACGGCGATAAGCTTTTTCTTCTAGAGACAGATCAGAAAATTTCATCAGTTGAATTGCGATTGAATTTTGTTCAGCATGTAGGTCAGCAGCATACCTGCCGCTGCCCAAAGTAAATCTTTCATTACCGGAAGTACGGTGGCAAGCAAGGTTTCAAACACTGGATAAAATGAAATGAAGTTGGTGGTCAGTTTTACGTCATGACCAGGACGGCTTTCGCCGCAAGCAAAGCTAGTCTATCAGGCCTGTCAACCCTGTTGGGCTTCCACCAGCTTGGCAACGTAGTCTGTCAGTGCTTCCACCTTGGCATTAACTGATTGAATTTCTTCCATCAGCTCTTCCCTGGTCGGAGTAATACCAAAGATTTCAACCGTGGCTTCTTTTAGAGCTTCAGGGTTATTGCTCTTCTGGTAGCGACGGCAATCGTCATTAGTACTGTAGACACCTTCTTGATACATATCCAAGATAGTTTTGAAGTCTACATGCCCGGCTCCTTCTTCGTTAAGGATGTTGCAAGTCTTGAGATAAAGCTTGGCAGAAAAACGAATGTTCTTATCAAAGAACTCTTCATATTGATCAAAGGTAAGGCCGTAAGTGTCAATCGACATGTTCAGATAAAGCAGAGTTGCAAGCAGAGCGTAATGCAGTCAGTATAAGGTCTTCTTGTTTTTTAGGGCCAAGGTTTGTCCAGTATTGCAGATCTGGATCCTTTTCATCCCACTCAATGTGGATGGTCATGCTGCCATTCTCTTCTTCTACACAGTCCAAATTAAGTTTGTATACCCAACTTGGATCAGCATAGGCCTTGGCAATAACTCGTTTGTTAATAGCATCTTCAGCGTGCATCTTCAGAACTTCTTCTGCGTAGACTTCGTAGTCCATCTTAAGTTCTGCACCAAGCTTAACAAGTTCCCAATGCAAATCATCAGGAATCTCAAGGTCATATTTGTGGTGTTCGCGTAGTTTCATGGGTGATTGCATTGCAAGTTGACGTGCATATTCAAGAATGTCATCGGTCATTTTTAACAGCAGCTTTGAGCTGTGGCAGAGAAATTCCAGGGAATGGTACGTAGTCTGCAGCCATCATATTAAAGAACAAATCCCATGCATGGTGCTGAGTGAACACTTCTTTTGGCATGTAGCTACGCCAGTGGGTGAGAGGCGCCTGTGCCCCATACTTAGTGTGGAGCAAGACAAAGCGACCATCACTGGTGGAATCAATCGGAGGTGCGTACCACCACGCAACACATTTCTCTGGTGCGCTACTGGGGCTTGCATTACGAACTTCCGTACGCTTGCAAAGAAGTTCTCTGTACTTGTTGAACCAAGTCAGGTGGATGCACCAGGGCTTGAATCCTTCGATCTCTTGTTGGAAAGAAGATAGGTTACCGAGCTGACGTTGAAAGGACCCACATGAGCAGCTAGGTTCGCTAAACACCTGCTTTTGGTCTGTGTCGCTGTCCAGCTCAGACTCCATATCAATCGCCCGATCCGGAAGCCGCATCCCGTCCGGTGCAACCAGATGGCCAATGTCCGTTTGGTCGGACTGAAGGAGGGTTGTAATCTTTGCGGGATCCGATACGTGTATAAATTTGTCGGCCCAGTGCTGTTGTAGTTTTGCATTGGAGGTCAGGTGTCCGAGTGCGTGTGAGTAGTGCCAGCCCTTAAACAGAATGTAAGCATTGTTGTGCCATACACTAGGGCCACGATAATTGGGACCAAGGTAAGAAAAGAAATCTTTGAGACGATGCGTGTAGGAAGAGAAGGATTGTTTGATTAGCTGCCGTGGGAAAGCCTGCTGGCTACCATCACGA